GAACATAATCCAACCTGGAACATAATCCAACCTGGAACATAATCCAACCTGGAACATAATCCAACCTAGAACATAATCCAACCTAGAACATAATCCAACCTGGAACATAATCCAACCTGGAACATAATCCAACCTGGAACATAATCCAACCTAGAACATAATCCAACCTAGAACATAATCCAACCTGGAACATAATCCAACCTGGAACATAATCCAACCTAGAACATAATCCAACCTAGAACATAATCCAAAATAAAAAGAATAAAAAAAATAGGTTTTAAAAAACCTATTTATTTTTTTTGAATGGATCTATATACATTTTTTTAAATGCTTTCATTCTTTTTTTATGTTGAATCTCTTTATCTATTTTTTTACATATTAAATAAAATAAATAAAAAAATAAAAAATAAATAGATAAATAAATTAATGTACCCATGATTAAAAATTTATGTAATTAATAAAATTAAATTTTTCCATTATCGGAAAAGGAAAAATAACTATCAGCAGTTAAAATAATGTGATCCAATACAACAATATCAAATAATTTTAATGCGTCTTTTGTTTTTATAGTAATTTGTTCATCGGCTAACGATGGGTTTAAATTTCCAGACGGGTGATTATGCGCTAAAATTACACCGCTACAAAGTGATTCAACCGCATATTTTGCAACTATTCGAACGTCTACAACGGTTCCAGATATACCGCCCTGGCTTATTTTAGAATAACCGATTGTTTGGTTATTTCGATCTAAAAGTAAAAGAAAAAAACTTTCGAAAATTTCGAGGTCATCCCCGTAAAAATTACGAATAAATTTTTCGCTTTGTTCAGATGATGAAATTTTAACTTTTGGAAAATTTGTTTGGATTTTTTTTAATTCAAATAATTTTGTTGTCGCTTCCATGATATTAATTTTTTTTGATTGATTAAAAATTTAGGATTAATTTTCTAATGATGGGAAAATATAATTTTCAAAATTAAAATTATACACTTCATCTTCATTTTTTCGGTTCTCTTCTTCGGTTGCTTCTTCGTCTTCTAAAAAATAAAGTTGAATTGATTCGAAAAAATTTAGAATGTCTTTTTCAGTGATCTCTTCAGATTCATAATTTTGAAAAACAGATTCAATTATAGATTCTATTTCATAAATAGAATTTACTTCGATAGCGTGACAATAATTCCCGTTTCTCTCTTCTACTATTTTATTATATAGTTTGTTTGTGTTGGTTGCTTCCATGATATTAATTTTTTTTTTAGTTATTCTATTATTAAATTATTTTGTAAAATCATTCTATTAATATAATTATTCATTTTTTCGGCTTCTGGTTTATAATTTTCGACTATTTTCTTATTGTCTCTATTCATCTCTAAGATTCGAACTACAACACCATTAGAGGGAAAAAAAGATTCTATTTGAATATTATTAATATATTGAATTTTTACATGGTTTATAGACAAAATTAAACTTTTATGTTCTTTAGAAAAATAAGTTCTAATTTTTAAAAATTCGTTGTTATTATTACTTTTTACTTTTATATATTCTTTCATGATATTAATTTTTAAAGGTTAAATTTTCGTTGTATTCAAAAGATCCAGTTTTAAGAAAATTAATAATTTCCTCTTTATATGCTAATTCGATTTTAACGTTATTAGCTTCAAAGGTGTACATTTGTTCACCTTCATTTTTTTCAGTTGGTTGGATCGCTCCCGTTGTTAGCATCCAATAAAAAATAATTGTCTTCATAATTTTTTTTTTTAGTTTGTTTCTATAATTCAAAAGTAGTAAAAAAATTTAATACACAAACTATTTTATTAATTTTTTTTATTATTTTTTATTATTTATAATCGTTATAAATAATAAAATAAGATCAAAAAAAAACCTCCCATATTTGGGAGGTTAAATTTTTTAATTCAATATATGAATAAATTCATTTAAAAAAAGTTTTTTTGCTTCGCTTAATTTATAATCAATGTATTTTTTTTTTATTAAACTTCCATCTTTACACAAATAAGAAATAAGTATAAAATTTGCTTTGTATTCATGTGTTAAATCTTGTATTTTTATATCTTTCATAATCCTAATTTTTAAAGGTTAAATTTCATATTTTTATATCTATTTCTTTTATTTCAATTACATGAAGTAATTTTGATTGATCCATGTAATTTTGGCAAAATTCGACCGCTTCAGCATGATCTTTAAAAAGTCGTATAAAAATATCTTTACCGTTAATTATTAAAAATTTTTTCATAATCTTAATTTTTTTATTTTACATCAATTAATTTTCCATCCCAAACAGAACCATTTAAATATAAAGTTCCTTTTTTTGTTGACAAATTAACGCCAGGGATACCGTTTAAACGTTCTTTTGTTGTGGTGGTGATCCATCCGCATGTGGTAATTGATAAAGTTTGTTCAGGATCGTTATATTTGAAAGCGATTGAATTATTAAATAGTTTTAAAATAGTTACATTTTGCAAAACTTCTACTTTCGTATTGTCTTTTTTAAATTCGATAGCGTTTAAAAAATTTTTTACGGCTTCTTTTGTGATTTTTTTCATGATCTTAATTTTTAAAGGTTAAATTTTTGTTTGTTTCTATGATTCAAAAATAGTAAAAAAATTTAATATACAAACTATTTTATTAAATTTTTTTATTTTTTTTTAATGCTTTTGAGTTATAAAATAAATTGATTCGCTTTTTTGGTTCAAAAGTTCCGCATTATTTAAAAAATAATAATTTTGTTTAAAATCGTTATATTTTTGGATCTCATTTTTTAATTTGTCTTCAGCTTTTTTAAGATCGTTTAAAATTTTATTATATTCTTTCAAAGTAATGTCTTTTGATTGAATAGAATTAATTTTTAATAATTCTTCAAAATTTATAATCCTTTTTTGTTCCGATCCATCATAATAATATAATCTAAATTTTTCACCTTTGTAATTAAATGAATAAACTAAATTTTGCCAAATTTCAATATAACAATGCTCGATTTTAAAATAGTTAGGATATTTTTTTATTTTTTGTTTATTTACTTTTCGATCGTTTGTAATGTCGTTAATGTCAATCTCTTCAATGTCAAAAATTATTTTTGCTAGATCTCTTTTTTGTTGGTGTTGTTTGTTAAAATAAGATAAAAAAAGTTTTTTATTTTCTTCTTTAATTTCTTTTTCTAAATTTCTAATTTGCGAAATTATATCGCTTCTTAATTCGAAAGATCCACATAGTTCGTTTCTTAATTTCGAGATCTCATTTTTTAAACTTTCTAATTTTGCGCTCATAATCTTTTTTTTTAATGGTTAAAAATTTGTTTGTTTCTTCTCTACAAAAGTAATAAAAAAATTTAATAAACAAACTATTTATTAAAAATTTTTATTTTTTTTTTCATAGCTTTTATTTTTTAGTAGTTAGTAAAAATTAATGTATCGTTTAAAACTTTTTCATTGAATAAATTTTCTTTTGATGATCTTAAAAAAATACGTTCCGATTCAATTTCAGAACTATTTAATTGATGATCGTAATTTGATAAACTAGAAACTATTTTTTTGTATTCTTGACTTTTTGTAGTTGTGTATTGGTATTTATAAATGAAATTTTCATTTTTTTTACAACTAATTAAAAAAGTAAAAATTGATCCTATTAAAATTATTTTTTTCATGATTCTTTTTTTTTGTTTGTTTATATTTATTATAAATAGATTCTTTTACCAGTGTAGGAACTATAAAAATATTCGCCTTTTGAATTATTGTAAATTTTGATCCAGCAATTTCGATAATTTTCGCCAAAATTATCGAAGTTTATTTGTCTAACTTTATCGTTTAAACGTTCATAATTTTGAGCTGCACCTGTCAATTTTACGGTAAAAATATTTTTATGATCATTATAAAATTTTTGTTCCGCTTTTGTCATTTCGCTTTTTTGATTATCTAATGATTCAAATAACGCTTTTTTTTGCCCTTGAGTTAATAACATGATCTTTTTTTTTTGTTTGTTTCTTCTCTACAAAAGTAGTAAAAAAATTTAATAAACAAACTTTATTAAAAAAAATTATTAAAAAAATTGTTTTTTTTGTTCCGTTCCTATTATTGGAACAATAGTTTGTTCCGATTAATTTACTATAAATCAATTGATTACAACGACTGGAACAAAGTTACAAGATTTTTTAAAATTTCTATATATATATGTATATGTATATGTATGTGTATATGTGTATATATGTGTATTATATATATATATATATATATTATTTTGTAGTAATATATATATAATAAAGATAAGCAGCTATAAACCAAAAAGTTAGCGGTTACAAAAGCGGTTACAAAATTTAAAAATCGTTGTAACCATTGGAACAAAAGCCAAAAATTACCTGTAATTAATTGATTTACACGTACTTACAAGCGTAACTAAAATATTTAATAATGTCATTTTTTTTATAATTAATTATAAATCAATCGTTTAAATTTATGCATGATTGATTTATTACTTTGCTTTGTTTGTTGGTTGGTTGGTTGGATCTTACAATACGTTTTTTTTATCGTTTAAATCGTTTGTGCTGCTTTGTTGGTGGTGTTGTGGTATGTTGGTATGAATAGAGTCGTTAAAGTTGTTTAAATAGTTTATTT